CTAATCAAAAACAATCCACGTGGGTGACATCTCGCCTGGCCGTTTTTGGAGGGAAGCTTAGTGCTTCCCTTTTTTTAATTTGAAAATAAATGCAAAAAAAGGTTGACAAATCAAACAAAACCAATTATAATAAACCCAATATGAGAAAATTTAATAATAATAAACAATTCAATGGTAGAACCGTTGATTTGAGAGCAAGGCCAAGACATCCAAAAGATAGAAGGCCACCACAAGATATGCCTTTCGATATAGCTTTAAGGAAATTTAGAAAACAGATTGAAAAAGCTGGAATTATAAAAGAATTAAGAGCTAGAGAATTTTACGAAAAGCCAACTGCCAAGCGTAAGCGTAAAAAAGCTGAAGGTAGAAAAAGATGGCTTAAACAAGTAGCAAAGGATAGTTTACAAAGTAACTTACCAAGAGCCTATAGAGGCAGAAGGTAAACAAACAAAGAGTTGGTGGGAATAAACCATGACGGCGAGCAAAATTGCAAGGACCCACGACGGCTACCGCTCCTAGTAGGGAACACCAGAACCAGCGACATACTGACTGTAAGTACGGAACACCCAAACGGACGACCACCGACTCCCTTTTTTAAGGGTTGACAAATACATTCTAACGTGTTATAATTGTATTTTATTTGAAGGTTTATATTATGGGATTAGCTAGAGGTTTATCGACAATCAGCACTAAAAAGCGTAAAGTCAAACTAACCAAAGCAAAATTACAAGAGCTCGAGCTGCAATGGCGAGAGCACAATCGTGACATGAAACGTAAAGGTATGCACGACTTACGATATGATACTCTACAAGAGTATATTGATTATTCTTATGGTCGCATCAAAATGCCTGACCCACGCAATTACAAAAATTTCAAAACTTACAAACCACAATCTGCTTATCGCAGAGAAACACCAAACTATCCATCGCTTGAAGTTACAGGTGGTGGTAGTGGTACAAAGAAAGAAACACTTAAGTATACTGGAGACCTGATTGTTGGTATTGCTACTATGCATAAATCAAACGCGGTTCCAGTTATGAAAGGTACTAAACAAGCAGAAGAGATTGCTAAAATGAGGAGAAACTAATGCAAAATATATCATCATTACCAACTCTCTATAAAAGAGATACAAAAGGTAAAATTAGAGAACTGACTATTCAATATGGTTGGGATTCAGATGATGTTGCTGCAATTAGAAGTATTGCTGGAATTAAAGATGGAAAGCTTGTAACATCAGGCTGGAAAGAAACTAAAGCAAAAAATGTTGGTCGTGCAAATGCAACCACTGCTTATACTCAAGCAATAACTGAAGCAATGAGCATCTACGATCGTAGAATTGAAAAAGAGTACTTCAAAGATATCAAAGACATCGACTCTTATACAGCATTTAAACCAATGTTAGCTGGTGGTTATAAAGAGAATGATGATTTTCCAATTATCGCTCAACCAAAGCTCGATGGTATACGATGCATTGCAAACAAGAGTGGACTTTGGACGAGAGCAAATAAGCCAATTACAAGTTGCCCACATATTTGGAATGAAATTAAAGGAATATTTGATGAGCATCCAGAGTATGTATTCGATGGTGAGTTATATAACCACGAACTTAAAGATGACTTTAATAAAATTACATCTCTTGTTCGTAAACAAAAATCTACAGAGTATGACATTTTAGAATCGGAAAGGCTTGTGCAATACCATGTTTATGATATGTATGACACTTCTGAGAGCGATTTAGTCTTCTCAAGCAGGTTTTTTAGGCTGGGTATGACACTTTCTGACATGAATACAATTAAAGTTGTAGAAACTATATCAGTACAATCACAAGAAAGTTTAGACAATCTTTATGGTCAATGGATGGAAGATGGTTACGAAGGGCAAATGGTGCGATACGATATGCCTTACGAAAACAAAAGAAGTAAATACTTACTAAAGCGTAAAGAGTTTATTACTGACGAATTTAAAGTTGTTTCAATGTTAGAAGGTAAAGGTAACTGGGCTGGTTATGTAAAACATTTTGTATTACAAAAACCAGATGGTACAAACTTTGGAGCAGGAGTAAGAGGTACACAAGATGTACTTAAAAAATTATGGGACAATGGTGATACACCAAATTGGGCAACACTAAGATACTTTAACGAGACGCCTGATGGAATACCAAGATTCCCAGTTGTAATTGATTATGGATTTGGCCAAAGAGAAGATTAATGAAGAAAATTGCTGAATGGTTTAATATTTGCAAAGTTCATTGGAAAGAAATTTTTGCACTAAGTTTTATCATGCATTTCTTTATTGACATCTTCGTATTTTGGCTAGGATTTATTATAGGGAGAATGAGCTAATGCCTAAATGGCCTGCAAAACAAAAATGGCACGATGGAGTGCGAATACAATTTGATTATGATGATTATATTGTATCAGCTGTAAAGTTTACTGGTTCTTATGGATATGAAGAAGGTAAGTGGGAAATTGCTTTTATGGATAGAGAAGACCAAGCTTTCTGTGAGCCACCACTTGACTTTATGTCTGAATATAAGAATTATGATTTAGGAATATATGGATATCTTAACGACCCAGATTTAGATAGAGTTCATCAATCGATGAGTAAATTAGGTAGATTATGAGTAAATGGCACGGTGGCAAGGGCTCAAAAAGAAGACCCGAAGATAAGAAAAAGTTTGATTCTGAATGGGATAGAATCTTTAATAAAAAACCTTCAGCTGTTGACGACGCAGCTGATGTTACAAGTAATTATGCGCACCCAGCGTATACTAGATATCCTCACTTGAAAGACCTCGAGAAAGCACTCGACGACTTAAAAGGTGAGATTGAAGGGAAGAAAAATGATGACTGAATATAAAGCGATGGTGGAGAAATACTCTATGTTAATTGAAGCAGATGAATGGAATAAGCAATCTACAGGAATGCATATGCATAGACTAAAGTCAATGTGGTATGAAACAGAGGAAACTCAAAAACATACTGACAACGGAATGGTAGTTGATTATTCTTATCCAGATGGACATATCGAGAGATTCCAAAATGGAGAACTCATTCATATCTTTGGAGAAAAACTAGAGGGCGATGAATTACTTAAAGCCTATACAGATAGAAAATAATGCGTAAAATAATAAGTGGGTTATTAGCCCTTACAATCGTAAGTCCTTTGTTCGGTGAAACAAAAGAAATTAAATTTGATTATGTTTTAACTCAAGCAGAACATTGTATGGCACTTAATATTTACCATGAAGCAAGAAGTGATAATCTTGCAGGTAAATTTGCAGTTGCAGATGTGGTTCTGAATAGAGTACGAGACGATAGATACCCACATACAGTATGTGATGTAATATACCAGGGAGACCACAAACCATCCTGGAAAGACTCTAGTAAACTCGTACCTGTGCGTAATCGTTGTCAGTTCAGTTGGTATTGCGATGGAAAAAGTGACGACCCTTATGATAGCGATGCATGGAATGAAGCTGTTTTAATATCAACACAAATTCTTAAAGAAGGAAAATATCGTGGATTGACTGAAGGTTCTACTCACTATCATGCAGATTGGATTAGCCCATATTGGGCTCCAACATTACAGGTCGTTGGAACAATAGGAAGTCACATATTTTACCGTGCCGACTAATATAAATAATCCTTTATAATGAGGAGTTTATTATGGTCGTTGCAGGAGTAGATTACAGTTTAACATCACCTGCAGTTTGTGTACATTCAGGCGAAGAGTGGAGTTATTCAAATTGCAAATTTTATTACATGGTGCCAAATGAGAAAAAAATTAGAGAAGCTGAAAACTACAATTGTTCAGTTTATCCAGAATGGAGCGAAGACTGTGAGCGCTTCAATAATTTGGCCGAGTGGAGTTTACAGTGGATATCTGCCGCCGGATGTAGTAGAGTTGCTATTGAAGGATACGCCTTTGGAGCAGTCGGAAGAGTTTTCCAAATTGCAGAAAACGCAGGACTCCTTAAATATAAACTCTGGAAACAAGGAATAGAGTACACTGTACCTGCTCCTACAGAAATTAAGAAATTTGCCACAGGTAAAGGCAATGCGAATAAAGATTT